TAAAAGGAACTACACTACAGTTCTATGATGCTAAGTTCAGTGTTGCTAAAACATTGCGTAAGCCAGAGCAACAACTAACAGACTTTAACAAAAGTGGCAAAGTTCAATTGCGCAAGTTCTTGGACAACATTAAGGGTGTGGAAACAAAAATGAACGGACGCTTTAATGCTGATACTATTATCCTTAAAGCAGTAAAGTAATAAATAGTGTGTAAGAACAGGAACACACTATGACCACACTAGCAAGTTTAAGAGCAGACACAGTAGACTATATTCGCTTTCGCTTAGGCGATGGTATGGTTGATGTTGAACTTGATCCGGTACACTATGACAATAGTATTGACAAAGCAGTAAAACGTTTTCGTCAACGTACACAAAATGCATATGAGAGTTCGTATACATTTTTAAGTATTGTAGAAGAACAGCAGGAATACACACTACCCGATGAGATTGAGGAAGTTAGACAAGTATACAGACGCAGTGTTGGAAGTGGATCTAATGATTCTGGCACACAGTTTGAGCCTTATGAAGCGGCTTTTCAAAATACTTACTTGCTACAAAGTGGACGCATTGGTGGTATGGCAACATATGAAATGTACTATCAGTATCAAGAACTAAGTGCAAGACTGTTTGGTGCTTTTGTAAACTTTGAGTTTAATCCTGTTACTAAAGTGATTACTGTATTGCGTAAGTTTAGTGCAAGCGGTGAACAACTTGTTCTTTGGACTTACAACTTGCGTCCTGAAAGCAGGCTTTTACAGGATAGACATGCTGGTCCTTGGATTCAAGATTATGCACTAGCACTTGCAAAGTATACACTAGGCGAAGCACGTTCCAAGTTTTCAACTATTGCAGGACCACAAGGTGGTACAAGTTTAAATGGTGATGCGCTTAAAGCAGAAGCACAAGTTGAAATAGATAAACTCGATGAAGAACTACGCAACTACGTTGACGGTAGTGACCCACTTTCATTTATAATTGGCTAATAAGAGGCAAATATGATTATAGGATTATGCGGACTTATCGGCGCCGGTAAAGGTACCGTTGCTGATATTCTTGTTGACCAAGGATTTAAAAAAGTAAGTTTCGCTGACAAACTAAAGGATGGTGTAAGCACAATCTTTGGCTGGGATCGAGCAATGCTTGAAGGAGATACAGATGAATCAAGACAGTGGCGCGAACAACGAGACGACTTTTGGAGTTCTGAAACAAAAATGGAAGTCTCTCCTCGTGTGGTGCTTCAGTTATTTGGCACTGATTGCATGCGTAATGGCTTTGATGACGGAGTCTGGGTAAGCCTACTTAAAAAAACTATACTAGATAATCCAGGCAACTATGTGGTGCCTGATGTGCGTTTTGAAAATGAGATTGATATGCTGCGTGACATCGGCGGCGAAGTATGGGAAGTACAGCGTGGGCGCACTCCAGAGTGGCTTATCAAATATGAAATCACAGGGGTAGCACCTAAAGAAATACACCCAAGCGAATGGCGCTGGATCAAAAGCAGAAAAGACGAAGTAATACTAAACGACACAAATATTAATGACCTTAGAGGTCAGGTGTTAGCGACCCTCGGGACCATCCCGTTTTAACAAGTTCAGCATTACAATTCAAACAAACAGTTTTCAGATTACGATTATTGATATTGTTTAAGTCCCCATCTATATAAAAAACAATAACTTGACTGCGAAACACAGGTTTAAATCCACAAGCCTCACAGTTTCTTTTTACCTTGTATCCACTATCAACCCACAGTGGCTTAACAGGCTTGTGTAACTTCAAGCACTGTTCGCACTTTTTCCTGTAAAAAATTCTATCATCCTTGCGATAATTTATTGCTTTAGGACGCTGTCCACATGTCTCACAAGTAGGTCTCATAGTGTATTTAACCCACACCTTTAAAGGGATTTTACAAATAAGGGGTTTTTTAGGGTGTTCTTATAAATAGTTATATAACACATAACCTTGCATAGAAGGAAGAAAAACATGGCATTAATATCACCAGGTGTAGAAGTTACCGTTATTGACGAAAGTAACTATGCGCCATCAGCCGCAGGCACAGTAGCAGCAATTGTTATTGCAACTGCACAAGATAAAACAAGTGGAACAGGCACAGGCACTGCATCAGGAACAACTGCAGCAAATGCTGGCGAAACTTTCCTAATCGGAAGCCAACGAGAACTAACAGCAACTTTCGGTAATCCAACATTTTTTAACACTAGCGCAGGTACACCTATTAACGGTTTTGAACTTAATGAATATGGTCTACTTGCTGCATACAGTTTATTGGGCGTAAGCAACCGGGCTTATGTCACACGAGCAGACATTGATCTTGCACAACTAAACAGCAGTACAAGTCGTCCACTAGGAAATCCAACAAATGGAACAGTATGGTGGGATGTAAGTTCTGATACACGCTGGGGAATATTTGAATGGAACCAAAGCACAGGTATATTTACTAACAAAGTTCCAACAGTTATTACAACTACAACAGATTTAGATGGCGGTGTTCCGAAAACTTCAATTGGTGCAATTGGTGATTATGCATTGGTTGCAACAAACACTAGTAATCCTGTATACTATAAAAATCGTGACAATGCATGGATACTTGTAGGTAGTGCAGCATGGATGATTTCCCATCCAACAATTGCTGGCACAGTAGCAAACGGAACTTATGTAAATGGTAACTCAATTACTATTAACACAACAACAGTTACACTAAGTGGTACTACTGCAGCAGCTCTTGCTACTAGTATTAACAACGCATCAATTGATGGTGTTACTGCAGCCGCAGTTGATGGCAAGATTGAAATCTATGCTAACAGTCTTGCAGAATCAAACGGAAGTGTTGCAGATGGTAAAATTATTCTTGCAAATGCATCAGGTACAATTCTTACTGTAGGCGGATTAACAGCAGGCACATATGCAAGACCAATTGTTGCACAACAAGAACATTACAATGTACCAGAGTTTAAATCAACTGATACTGTTCCACGCCCTGCAGGTAGTATATGGGTTAAAACAACTTCAAGTAACAGCGGGTTCCTAGCAGATGTAAGCACTTTTAGTACAGCAAGTGCAGCCTTTGAAGCAGGTACAGCAAATGCATATACAAATGACCAAACTGCGTTAAAGAACTTAGATGCAACAGGCGGTGGAAGTAACATTACTGCAGGTAGTTTCTATGTACAGTATGACGTAAGTGAAGATGATACTGTTACATACAAGTTGTTCAAACGTTACGTTTCAGGAGCATTAGAAGTAACTGGTACTAACACAACGGCATCACTTACTGCTAGTAATCAATTTACTATTCAGGCAAGTACAGCAAATAGTGTTACGCTTAGTACTGCAGTAACAGTAACACTAAGTGGCACAACACTTACATCACTAGCAAGTGATATTAACGGTGCAAACGTAGCAAGTGTTAGTGCTAGTATACTAACTTCAGGTGCTATCCAAATTAAACACGCACTAGGCGGTGTAATTGTATTAAAAGATACAACAGGTACACCACTAGCAACTGCAGGTATTTCAACAAGTGTTACTACTAAGCAGGTTAGAGCAGGCAATAGCAGTGACCTAATCCTCAGTAACTGGATTGCAGATACATATACTGCAAGCATAAGTGCTCCAAGCAGTAATCCAACAGATCTTACATATTGGTATCATGGGGGATTTGAAGCAGACATCCTAGTTCATGATGGTACAACATGGAGAGGCTATCAAAACATCACAGATACACGTGGCTTTGCACTAGCAAACACAGATCCTGCAGGTGTCATTTTTAGCACAACTGCACCAACATTACAAAGTGATGATACTGCACTAGTTGTCGGTGATTTATGGATTGACACAAGTGACCTTGAAAACTACCCTGTACTTTATAGACGCCAACTTGTTAACAGTGAAGCATCATGGGTACTAATAGATAAGACAGATCAAACTACAGAAGATGGTATTCTCTTTGGAGATGCACGTTTTATGGGCGATACAACAACAG